TGACAAATTAGTTTTAGCATTGTCAAGGATTTCTGTTAATGCCGTTAAATCTTCTTGGATATTTTTCATTTTTTAACCTCCATATTATTTTGAATTATTTCAGAAACGGTTGTTCCAATTTTATTTATTTTCAAATAAGATAATAAGTTATCCTTGAAATTCAATCCTAAAGATTTGTGTTTTAACAATCCCTGGACATAAGCTTTCATCTTTTCAGAATTTTCCTCTTCCTTGATTTTCTTTTCAAGATCAAAACATTCTTGCCAAGGTTTAATAGGAATCATATGTTGTGTATATGTTCTGGTAGTTGTATCAAAACAATAGAAACAAGGTTCATGGTCAACTTGAGCAATAGTGGATCTCATTAAACTTCCACAATTGAACAGATACCTTTTGTTTTTACCAGTCTTTTCAATCTTGAAAGACTGGTGATTGTCACCACTGATGATCAAATCAAAATTATTCTTGGATAAGAAATCAGTTCCTAAGTCATAACATTCTTGCCATTCTTGTTCTACTTTGAACAAAATCATTTTGTGAATCATAAGAATGTTAAAACCAGATGTGGTTATTTTAGGAATATCTTCTCCATAAGAAACAGAATACAGATTAATACCTTTTTGTAGTTCTGTAGGTTCTGTATTTTCTGCTAAATGAAAATAAGGAAGAGTTTGATTTAAAGCATCAACAGGTGTATTTCCTTTGTTTCTGTACTTCAAATCATGTTGTCCATAAATTGTGTATATGGGAAGAAACTTCCCTGCGAGTAGATCAAACAAACCCATGTAGTTTGCATAATCTAAAAAAGGTGTGTCTGTCAAATCACCTGGTTGAAAAATAGCATCAACATTATCAAGCAATGCGGAACTTATGATATGTTTTATTTTGTTTTTGAGTGTTGTTGGATAATCATCCAATCTACGTTCAGGTGTCTTATTTGTATAATGCAAATCACCCGTAATTAATATTTTCATTACAATCACCTCACATGAACATTATGATTGATCCTGTATTGTTGTTCCAATTTACACATTTGGTGCAATTTAGAATATTTTTCTTCAACAAATTCTTGATCCAATAAATAGTAAAGATAAGAATCAGGAACATCGGCAAGCAATTCTCCCTTATGTTTACCAAAAGGCATTTCAATATCTTCATAACCCCTCATTTAATATCCTCCTTTATACGTTTTATTGTGGATTCTTTTATATCAGAAGAACAAACAGGGCATTTCTTTTCTTTTGATATCATTTCCACATATTGTTTTACTGCTGTATTCTTTTTTTCTTTCTCAATATCAGAATGTTTCCGAATATTATCAAAAATTTTGAAACAATCTTTTAATCCAGTAATCTTTGTTTCTAATTCTTTTTGTTCTTTTCTTTTGGCAACCAAAGAAATATAACTGTCTTCCATAAAAATAACATCTTTTGCCAAAACAATATCTTCTTGAACAGTATCAATGTTATCCAACACTGTTTGTAAATCATTTATTTTATCGGATAAAGAAATACTTTCATTCGAAAGGAGCAACAACTTGTCTATTAAAGGTTCTAAAGTTGCAACGGGTGAGTAGTTTTCCTTCTCTGATTTTAATGATTCAAGTGCTTCTATGTTTTTTGAAAGTTCGTTCAAGGAAGCAGTAATCTCCTCGGAAATTTGAGACTTTTCAATAAGTCTTTCAACTGCTTTTTTCATTGTATCAAGATTTTTAAATTGAACCAGATCATTTTCAAGTGCATTTTTTGTATTGGTTAAGGAAGCAATGTTTGTATTACTTGATCTTATCTCTGAATTGATATTGGAAAATAGAGTATCTATAACTTCCATATCTGCATACTCATTCAATCTCTTAGCAACTTCTCCAGAAGAGTTTTGTAATAGGAAATAAGGATCAAACTGTGTTTGTAGGTTATATTCATCCAAATTTAAAATGGATGATACTTCATTAGGAACATCTGTTTTGATTGCTTCCAAAGGATTTTTGTAATCATTATCAATGACATATTTTGTTTTGCTGTTTTCCCGAATGATTGTTACCGTATGATCATCCGTTTCTACTTCAACAATAACTGAATCTTTTTTACTGCTTGACCAATTTTTAAAATCTTCTCCTGAAGGTCTGTTATTTTTATTCCAACAAAATGCACGAATTATTGTTGATTTTCCAGAATCTGATGATCCTGTTATCACATTGACACCTTCATCAAAAAGTAAGAAAGCATCTTTATATGCTTGAAAATTTTCAATGGCTATTGATTTAATCATAGTAATTTACCTATTTAATGTTTTCTATTATGAACACATATTTTGATCTTTCCTGACTCCATTATCCAATACATACGATTAGGTTCTACCACTAATCGACTATTAAATTCTGGTTTAACTTTATTGCATAGAGATAATTCTAATTTTGTTGGTAATGGTTGTTTTATAATTGGATGTCTGTAATATACAAATTCGGATAGAAAAAATAGCATACCTATTATTACAAGAGGAATTAGTAATATTTTTTGATAAAGTTTCATATTTTTCCTTTCATTCAATAATATTTGAGTAAGAAACGGAATGGGCCTCTAACCCATATAACGCAAAACGACAAGGAGTCATTTATCATACCTCTGCTTTCTCCATTAAGCTATCCGTTTCTTATCTTTTATTTAAAAGCTTTCCTTATATCAGGAATCCAAAAGAAAAATTTATCCAATGATAATATAACCACTGAATAATCACTTCTGATAATAACTCTATCACAATCAGGAATATCAAAAATCTTTGTCAAATGATTGAAATAATTAAGGTGAAAAGCAATACATGGAGACATTCTAGGTCTCCTAAAAATCAGTACAGGTTGAGTATTGTTTTCTTTTGCCTGATTAACTGCTTGTTCCCATAAAGTAATAATGACAGATTTGTTCTGTCTGCTATCAATAATATCAAGGACACACCAATTTACAATCTGTTTGATCGTTTTCTTTTTCCCATCTTCTGTAAGGATTTCACTTTTTTTAGAAGAAGCGTATCCAGTCTTACACTCAATGCACCAATGAGCAAGGAGAGGTTTGCCAGACGGATCAGTAGCAGCAATATCACCGTATTGACCTTCTGTTGACTTACCTCTTTTACCTCGCATAGTAGATCGACCACCCGAATTTTGTGATCTCCAAAAAATATCATCACGTTCTCCTTTTGACCACCAAAGACTTAGTGCTACTGCTGTTTCTCTTTCGAAGTTACCACCTTTTGATTTACTTCCCATTTGATTATCCTTTTAAAATTTAATTGAGGAGAGCATCAATCTACTTTCAGGAGAGGGGATGGCTCCTTATCCTCATCCGGACTATTACGTTCGGAGTCTTTATCACGGACTTCTACCGTGTCCTCATTTGATTAAAACAAATCACCTTTAAATACAAACTCTTTCCATTGAGCAAGTCCTTCTTTGTTAATGAAGGAATTGAAACCATATCTTTGTGATACAGCAATGAATTTTTTTACCAATAACTGTTCATTACTATTTAGCTTAATAGTAGGAGTTCCTTCTAAAGGTAGTGTAACCAGTTTTCTATTTCTTTCAATTATGTCTGTACCATCTTTGATTGCTTGAAATGTCTTATGATTTCTTGATAATTTTTTGGTTATATATTTACATGCAGTTATTTCACCTACATGAGGAATACCTGGAACACAATCAGTAGTACAACCACCAATTGCTTTTACTTCAGCCCATTCTTTAGGAACAATTCTATAATCCTTCCAAAGATTCAAATCCTTATAAAGTTGTTTCTTTTTGATTGAATATATACTTACATTCTTAGAAAGAAGTTGGTACAAATCTTCGTCAGATGAAACAATTACTATTTCTTCATTGGTATAGGTTTTTGTTATTCTTGCAACAAGATCATCCCCTTCATATCCTTCGAACATAAAATTATTAACAAAACCTATTTCTGGTAATAGTTCATCTCTAATGACATTGAATTGGGCATAAGTAATATCATCAAACTTTTGTTCCTCTTCTGTCTTTTCTCTTTTACGGGTTTTCTTATAATCAGGAAACATATTTGTCCTGATAGAACCCTTTCTTGAATCCCAAACAAACACGAACTTATTGGAATCAAAGATTTTAGCAAGAGAAAGAAGTTGGCGAAAGAAACCAAAAATAACACCAACCTCTTTCTCTTCCCAAGAGAAATTAATCATGGAATGTTTTGCTTGGTGGCAAATAGAATTGGAATCTATTAATATCATCATGATTAATCAATTCTCCTTAATAAGATATGTCATCAAAAATGACAGGTATTTTTGCTTTCATATCATCTAATTGTGGACGCATCAATTCATACATTTGAGGATGGGCTGATTTAGCTGTCCTTTGTTTAAACAAGTGTCTCCATTCTGTTAAAGAACATGTAACAATAAATTCAGTCTTAACAGAAATAAGAAGGTCTCCACGAGCTTGTTGAGGAGACCAACCTAATTTTAACTCTTCAAGATAAGTAAATTCAGAATGAACTTTGTTTCTTAACCAGATACGATCTGTATCTGGTAAAGAATCATACAATGACCTTTCTTTACTACCAGGTGTTTCATACAAATCACTACCATCAAATTCTCCTTCAGGAATACTTGTAATCCATGGGGGAATTATAAAGCACACACCACCTGATTTCATGTAATTGCAATACCTGGTTGATTCTTGAAGAACTGCCATTGGAGCAAAATCATCAATAGGTTCAACACAACCTGATCCAAGAATTTCAGTCAATTTGTGTCTAAGATACTCATGGGAAAATCCTCTATCACTGACATATTTTGCAGTGATATGAAGATGATCAAGTAAAGCTAAATGAGGATCTTGAGGATTTAATCTTTTTTGCATAAAAGGAATGGCAGAATCTTCGGTCATTTTTCCTTCAGTTTTGTAACAAATACGACCGTATTCTTCAATTGTTTTAAGAACAGTCAAACCATCAACATCTTCCCAAGGAGTGATTCCCATTCTTAATGTTTTCCAACCTGGTTTCATCAAATACATGATTGTTTGTCTCCTTATTTAAGAACAGTTAAATTGTTAGGCATTTGTCTGGCTATTTTAATACCAGTAACACTTTCATTATAGAGGGTGATAATTTTTTCATCAACAATCTCATAATAAATAACAGGTTTTTTGTCAATGAATAGAATCTCATTAGGAGACCCTATCATTGGAGATAAAGACATTGACATGTTTTTATGATCTACCTGAACAACTCTGGGATTTGTAATCCCTACAAATTCTCTTTCATTAGAAAGAAGTTCCGTTGACCAATACAAAGAAACACCAAGTATCAATCCCATTCCTTCAATAACAAATCCTTTTATCTTATCGTCTTCCATTACTATCTCCTTTTAATAGGTCTGTTTAAATTAAATTTTGCCTCGATTGCTTCCCACAAATCAATAGTATTTTCTCTTAATTGATCCACTAAGTCGTTCTTTTCTACATGACCAATAGCAGCATTCAATTGCTGATACGTTTTACCATCAGGACAAGTGTAAACTGTATTGTTTGTCATGTTTTTAATGTACTGAAGGTTACCGCGAATGTCATCAATACCATAACCAAACAAAATAAAGATCATTGCTTTTCTGTAAGGATCATCAATGCTTTTAACAACAAAGGCTTCACTCTCAATACCGATAACCTTTTTAAACTCACCTTTGTTGTCCTTTTTCTTGTCTTTCTTGTTAGTTGGTTCAGTAACCTCTTCAGTACTGCCGAGTTTAATTGTTTTTGTTATTTCATCAACTTGCTTTAATTTAACCCTAATGGAAGCATAGAAAGCAGTTGCCATTCCTCCTGGAACAGTGTCACCGTAGTCACCTTGTCTAACTTGATTTGTGCATACCCATAACCAATTGTTGTTAGTTATGATTCTAGCTGACTTACGAAAACCAGCAGAAAACTCTTTTGCTCTTTTCTGTCCCATCTTATCTCCTTTAGGAGACATTTCAAGTTCAGTAGAAAGGGCAGCAAGAGAATCGGTACCACGAACATTTATTTCATTAGAACTTTTAGGTTTCCAATCTTGAACACCTTCAAAGATTTCTTCTACAGTATCAGGTCTGCTATAACTTTTCTTATCAATGGTCACTCCATAAATACGGGAATATTCGGCATCTAAACGAGCTTCAGGATCCTCTATAGAAGTATCACCACCTCTGGATTGTGCAGATGCAAGTATTTCAGCCATTATAGCAGTTTTGCCTGATTGTGATCTTCCGAAAACTTCCATTAAAAGACCACCTGGAACACCACCACCTCTAATTCTTTTACCTGATATAGCAAGATCGAGAAGTGTGGAGCCAGTCGATAAGACTTTCTCCACACTAATCTTTCTTGTTACAAAGGCAAGATCATCATTGATGGGAGTTTCCACTTGTTCCTTAACTTCATCAGATTTTTTCTTAATGATCTTGTGCATTGCCATTATTTACTTACCTCTTCTTGACAAAACCTTTTTTGCGGGTTTTTCGGGTTCAGGAGCAGATTCAGGAGTTTCAAGTTCCTCTTTCTTAGCAGCACATTGTTCTCTTACTTCACAAGTACGGCATTCTTCGTACTCATTGTAATCTTTGCCGAAATCAGCACCACCAGGACATTCCAAATCTTCAATACCTGAAGGTACATCTTGTTCAGGTTCCGGTTCAGGTTCCGGTGCTTTCTTTTTCATGAGTATTTTCTTTTCAGGAGCAGGAGCAGGAGCAGGAGCAGCAGCAGGAGCAGCAGGTTTGCTTAATGTTCTAGCAACAGTCGGTGCTGGTTTTTTCTCTTCCCTTTCAGGTACAGCATCTTCATCTTTTGTCTGGAAGTAAGCTTCAGAAACTTCATCATAAGTAGGTTTATGAATCAGTTCATCAAGACATACGGCAGTATCAAGAATTTCATCAGGGATTTCACCACGATCTTTAAATTCAAAAGCTGTATATTCTGTGGTAGTCATACCAGAACCTTTTTTACGGAAACTGATAATTTTACCTTCATCAATATCAGCATATGCAATTTCACCACCGCCTCTTTTCTTATGAGCAAGCTCTTCAAGAGGATTTGTAAACAACCACTGGGAAACATTCCAGACTTGAATACCTTTCTCTTCTTCTTTTGTAGAATCCATACAAACGATATTAAAGATATTACGTCTTGTAGGATTGAGAGCTTTAATGGCTACTTCATCTGGTTCATCCGAATCTTTCAGTTCTGCCTGATGTTCACATATCGGACACTTTTCCCTGTAGGTACGATTTAAACAAATGAAGTTGTCCTCATTGATACCTACTTTGGTGTGAACAAACACATCAAGCAAGAAGTCAATCTTACCAGGTTTCAATCTCGGATGTTGCTCACCAACAATGTAAGGAACGATGTACAATTCATGATCATCTTCTTTGCATTTCCAAAAATTAACATCTGATTTTTTATCAGGTTCAAAAAAATCACGAAAACGTCCGCTATCATTTTTGTTAGCATAGTTTTCTTTGTGTCTGGAGTTCATCTCCTGTTTGTACAATTCTCTACGGCTTTTTGTGTTCATAGATTCTCCTTTTTAATTTGGTTTTCATTTTTTATTTGTTCAATTGAACGGGCTATTGCCAAAGCAAGCACTCTGACAACTACATAAATAGGGAGCACTGCAACAGTTGTCAAAGCTTGTGCTCCTTTTTTAATATAATTTAGTATGACCATTTTCTTATCCTTTCTTTGCTAATACTTTTTTAACCATTCTTGGATTTTCATTCAACTTTTCTCTTTGATTGTCTTGTGAATGTTCTACAGCAGTGATATGGGAAATAGATCCTTTGGAAGAAGCTGTAAAGTAGTTACCTTTATACAACTCCACAAGCATGTTCAATGATTTTAAACGATGATCACAATCATCTTTAGCTATCCGCATCATATTTACTTCATACTCTGCATCAGGAAGTAAAGATTTTAATTCAGTTACATCAGGATGAAACTCAACTACAGAAGCAAACCAATTCTCTCCAGGTTTTTTATCTTCCATCCATCCATAAGCTTTAGGATTTTCTCTCATTTTTTTCAATAGTTCAGCCTTTGTAGCTGACACTTTTTCCACAAGCTTATCCCTTTCAAGAATGGCTTTAGCCCACTGTTCACCCCAATAAGCATAAATAGAAGGTTGATCCAAAGCAGCACGATCAAGATCATGGACATCCAACAACATATCTTCTTTTAGTGACATAAAAACTCCTTTCTTTGCTTTAATTATAGCAAATTAAAGCTGATTTTTTGCTATTATTTTTGGCAAACGTAATAAAACATATTGACCAACTGAGCTTCCCCACCATCATAGGTATTTTGTTTAAATTCTTCAATGATTTCAGATGCCCTATTATGTGTTTTGGAATTATACAAAACAACTTTCATATAACCTAATAACGATCTTCGTACTTTTTCAGGATCATTTTCCTGAATCAATTGCTTGACCTGCTTTCTGATACTGTCCCAAGATTCTTTTTTAAGCAAAGCATTGTAAATTTCTTTGCCATTAACTTCGTCTAAAGATATAGCAGAAAGAGCATCAAAAGCGGTGTCCGCATCATCTATGTCAATGATGTTATCAAGCAATGTCAAAGCATTTCTTGGAAGACCTTCAGATAATCGAATGATTTCTTTTTTGATCTTATCAGGATAATCAGTAGCATCAAAACCTTCTTCATTCAAAATAACGTCAATCAGGTGCATCATCTCACCTGGTTTCAATCTTTTCATCTGGAAGATATTGCAACGACCTCTTAAGGTATCAAGCAATGCTTCTGGTTCAGTTGTACCAAGAATGAAATAAACATCTTTAGGAGGATCTTCCAAAAGTTTTAGTAAAGCATTTTGTGCATCTTTTGTCTGTCTGTGGATTTCATCAAGGATATATACTCTAGGATTTCCTGACATCGTTGAAAAAATACAGGTGTCATTCAAGGAACGAACGGTATCAATTCCTCTAAGATTGGACATATTGTATTCTGCAATTTCTTCTTCAGGACAACCGAGCATACTTGCTACAATTCGTTCCATTGTAGTTTTACCTGTGCCTGTAGGTCCAAAGAATAGATAAGCATGTGGGATATCTTCCTTATCTCTTTTGAAGATACTTGCAATACTTTCTTTTACGGAATCATTGCCTACAACTTCTTCCAAAGCTTTTGGTCTATACTTTATTTGTAAAGACATTTAATAACTCCTCCTCATTATTTTTAATTATATCATTATAGGATTTACTTTCCTTTTTATCCTTCTTTTTATTCACAGCATTAAATATTCTCATTAACATATTAAATGCTACTTGGGCACCGTGATAACAACCTGTTTCTTCATCAATTGCTAAAGGATCAATTTGACAAGCTTCTAAATGTCTCATAGAAGCATCCCAAAATCTTCGATCACTATCTTTAAAAGGATTTAAACAATTGAAAATTGCATATTTTTTCTCACCAGCAATGTAAACATCTGCTAAAGGTTTTAATACAATTAGAGGCATAGGATACCATCCTTGTTTTCCTACATCTAATTTTAAACCTTCTTTTTTATTAACATCATCCGCTAACATTAATCATCCTCCTTTATGTCCGTTTTGGAATACCAGCATTCATCAATGCCTGTTGATTCCCATTCAATAATCAAAGGTACATTGATCCATTTAAAATGTTCCCTTATTCTCTTTGTTGCTATCTCATTACAAAGGGACTTTACTAATTTTTCTTCATCAGGGTGAGTGTCAATAACACAGCAATCATGCACTTGACCAACTACCTTTGATCTCATTTCCCTTTCTTGTAGTTCTGCATTGATTTGAGTTAAACTCCAAAGTAAGCAATGGAAAGCAGATCCTTGAAAAGCATAATTAACTATTTCATTTCTGCCTAAATATCCTTTACATTGAAAACCAGTAAGAAGTTCGACAATACCTGTTTCTTCAAAATGTCTATATTGATCATCTTGCCATTCTTTGAACACTTTGAACTTTTTCCAATAAGTTTCTTCTACTCGTTTCACATGGTTGATAAAGTATTCAGCAGCACTTGCTTCGGTAGATACTTTACCCATCTTCTTAAAATGATCAAGGACAGTTATTCCTTCATGAGTAGTGATACTGGAAGTGTCTCTCCATATATTTCTAGCACAATTCTTGTAATAAGAACCATACCATTCAGGAAAGACAAAACCATTCTTTGTAAAGAATCTTAATTTGTTACCTGTTTTCTTTTCTTTCCAGAAAGACATTGGAGCTTGTTTCAATGAAAAGATATCCATTGCAGTATCTCGGTGCATGTCTGTTTGAGGATTAAGAATGTAATCAATTAATACAGGATCAAGAGTATAACAAGCACCCATTCGAACTTCAATTGCATCATAATCAAAATCAAGAATCTTATGTCCTGGTGAGGGAATAATTCCTGATCTTGACATTTTCTTTGCTTCCTCATTTCTCATGGGAATATTTTGAAAATTAGGTCTGTTCGATGAATTATGAACACATATTTCATTGGCAAAGAAATTATTAAATTCCTCTACTTCAAGGTCATAAACACTTGCATATCTGTTTAAAATTTCCACCTTATAAATGACATGATTATTAGGAACAAAAGGACCACATTGATTTCCCCATCTTCTTTCAAAAGATACTCCATATAATTCATATAATTTTTTAAGTCGGTAATAATTATGACCAAATTCTTTTCTACAGTGTTCTATTCCTTCTGAACTATTTTGTTTGAATCTTTCTTTTGAAATGTATTTTCCGTTTTTATCATAACATAATTTGATTGAATAAGGATCTATATTATGTTTTTTCAAACAATTTTTAAAAGCATTAAAATCATATCCGGATCTAGTACAATTTCCCTTTCTTTCATGCAGAATTTTTAAACAATCTTCCTTAGTCAGATGTAGTGAATTTAATTCTGATATTTTGGAAAAACATCCGTTTTTCCATGCTTGTTTAGTTCTTTTGCTAATATTCTTTTTTTCTTTCTCAGAAACAACCCTTCCTGTGCTATGCAATGCCCCATGTTTGGCATTACTCATTTTTTCTAAATTATCAGGGGAGTGGTCTAAATGAATTTCATTTTTATGGTGTACTATTTCATTTTCTTGCAAGGAATTATCCACCAATTCTTTGTAAATCAATCGATGTTCGTAAATACCATGACCATTTTTAGATGAATTTAAAGAAAAATATAGCTGATCTTCTATTCTGTGAATAGCCAAAGTTCGTTTAAAAGAATCGTGAGGTTTTTTATTTTTTACAGGGAATACCTCTTTTGCAAATTCTATTGCCGGAACATAATCTCCGGTAATTAAACGGATTTGGTGTTCAGGAGTTACATCTAAAAAACCTTTACTACTTCTTGATTTCCAATATAAACGAATAACTTTCTTAAAACCTGTTTTTCCTGACCAAAGAACTTTACGAATAGCAGGTTTTAAATTATTATCAAAACAATAAACAT